GACCTGACCCTGATGCAGATAACATGGATGAAGTTGAATATGTTATAGAGCGACATAAAATGTCTAGGTCACAATTACGAGCATTAAAGAATAGACCTTACTTTAGAGATGAAGCTATAGATACAGCTATAGATATGGGAGAATCTTATGTTCGTAAGTATTGGGAAGACCACATGGAAGATGAGTCTGTTAATGTAAAAACAGATAGATATGAAATTTTAGAGTTTTGGGGTCACGTAGATACTACAATCTTAGAAGAAAATGGTTTAGAGATACCTAAAAAACTAGCTAACTTAGACCAAATAAATGTTAATATATGGGTATGCCAAGGACAAGTATTGCGTTTAGTTCTTAATCCATTTACACCTGTGCGTATACCGTATTATGCTGTACCTTATGAATTAAATCCGTATAGCTTTTTTGGTGTAGGTATAGCTGAGAATATGGACGATACACAGACATTAATGAATGGCTTTATGAGAATGGCTATTGACAACGCTGCGTTATCTGGTAATCTTATAATTGAAGTAGACGAAACAAATCTAGTTCCCGGTCAAGACATGAGTGTATACCCCGGAAAAATCTTTAGAAGACAAGGGGGTGCTCCCGGTCAAGCTTTGTTTGGAACTAAGTTTCCGAATGTAGCAGGGGAAAATATGCAACTTTTTGACAAAGCTAGAGTGTTAGCGGATGAAAGTACAGGCTTTCCTTCTTTTGCTCACGGTCAAACTGGTGTACAAGGTGTAGGTCGAACAGCTAGTGGTATATCTATGTTGATGTCTGCAGCTAATGGTTCTATTAGAAATGTCGTTAAAAACGTAGATGATTATCTGTTAGCTCCATTAGGTAAAGCTTTCTTTAGTTTTAATATGCAGTTTGATTTTGACCCTTCTATTAGAGGTGACTTAGAGATAAAAGCTCAAGGCACTGAAAGTTTAATGGCGAATGAAGTTAGAAGTCAACGATTAATGCAGTTCTTAGGTGTAGTTTCAAATCCTGTATTAGCTCCTTTCGCTAAGATGGATTACATAGTTAGAGAAATAGCTAAATCTATGGATTTAGACCCTGACAAACTAACGAACTCGTTAGCTGACGCTGCCGTACAAGCAGAGCTACTACGAGAAATGAATCCTCAACAACAGCCATTAGCACCACAGCAACAACAACAAGAAGAAGGACAAATGGGTGCAGGAGTTGACCCTAATGACCCAACAGGAGCAGGTGGTGGCAATATAGGCACAGGTCAAGTTCCATTACCTAATGAACAAGGATTTTCAGGCAATGAACAAGGACTTAACGAACCCCCTCAAGCAACTGGTGAACAACCCCCAACTTTGGCAGGACTTCAGTAATTACGTAGATTTTTTAATTAACGAACAGCATAGAGTATTTGAACAAGCATCAGAAGATAGAATAATGTGGAAAACGCAAGGAGCTATTACAGCTTTGCGTAGACTTAAAAGATTAAAGGATGAAATAAATGGCAACAGAAGCAGTTAATGAACAAATGAAAATGGCGTTTATGGATGACGGTATGGAACGTGACCCTGTAAGTGGTAATGATATACCTACTGGCTCATTAGCTGAAGAAGTTAGAGATGATGTACCTGCCATGTTAAGTGAGGGAGAATATGTAGTTCCTGCTGATGTATTAAGATTTTATGGTATAAAATTTTTTGAAGACTTACGAGCAAAAGCTAAAGAAGGTTTAGCTAGAATGGAGTCTATGGGTAGAATAGGTGGAGAGCCAATAGAAGAAGAAGGAGAACCTAGTAATGTACTTCCCTTTCCTGTAGAAGAATTAGAGACAGAAGAAGAAGAGATAGAGATGGCTGTAGGTGGTTATGTAGGATACGATGAAGGTGGAGCAGAATTAGGTATGCAACATATATTTCTACATAATCCTGAAATGGGAACATATAGAATACTTCCTGCAGGAATGGTAGGTCGTGCTCCCGGTGATGTAACAATAACAGAAGCAGAGTATAGAGCTGCTATAGGAGATGAATTAGCAGATACAAGAATAGCAGAAGCTAATGCTAGAATTAATAATAACAACAATAATCAAAATAATAATAATAATGAAAAAGCAGAAGAACCTAATATTACATCTGGTACGCCTAATTGGGTAAATTCTCCTTCAGGTAGTGGTCCTTTTATGATGGTCATTACTCCTTTAACAAATCCTATTACAGGAGAAGTTTTTAATGCTCCTCATTCAGGCTATTCTGTAAAATCTGAAGAAGAAATAAAAGCTTTAATGGCTCAAGAAGAGAAAGAGGAAGAAAAAGAAGAAGATAAAAAAGAAGGACAAGAAGATAGTAGCAGTAGTGAAAGTGGATTCCGACAAGTACAATATTGGAATGGACAAGATGAAAGTACAATATTTACAGCTACCTTTATAGGTAATGTACCTATATCTCATTCTCCTACACAGTTAGAAAAATATGTTCCGTATGTTTCTCAAGCTGATGATGGTGAAGGCGGTGATGAAGGAGATAGTTCTGCACCTAAAGAAACTAGAGAAGAAAGAACAAAAAGAAGAAGTAAAGAAAGATTTCAAGAGATGCATGAAAAACAAGAAGAAAAAACTAAAAAACTATATCCTGAAGGCTTTGGTTCTGAAAGAATAGCTAGAACAGAAGATGAAATATTTGATTACGCAAAACAACTTAAAGGTTTTGGACCTATGAATATAGGAATAGATGACATCATAACTAAAATTCCGGGCATAGGTAATTTAACTTCTGGTCTATTAGCTAAACAACATAAAGATATATTAGAAGATGCAAAAGAAATATATGATGACCCTGAAGCCTATAATAATTTATCAGATGAAAGAAAAATAATATTAGATAATTTAGTAGCAGGTGCAGAAGGCTATACGCCCGGAAGAAGTTTTGCTCATCAAGGATTAGATGCTTTTGGAAAACTATTTTCTCCTACTTCTTCTAAAAAACCTAATACAGGTAGTAGTAGTATTAGTAGTAGTGATTACGATGAAGCTAGAAGAAAAAAACGTAAAGATAAAAGGCGTCAAGACAGAATAGACAAAGATACATCAGGTAAATTAAAAGCACAAGACAATATAAAAAAGGCTGCAGATAAAGCAGGAATAAAAACAGGAACAGGTAAGAATAAGGTTTATACTGGTGGAGGACAGTATGGAGGATTTAATAAAGGTGGACTAATGCGTAAAGGCAAAAAATAGTGCATACTATAAAAGATAACAATAAAAATAATAATTGGCTACTCAACATCACATTGACCCCAAATATAAAGGAGCATATATATGCCAGAATTAGAACAAGTAGAAAAAACAAAAGTTGCAGGATTTGTAGATAGGCGTGGAAGCAAAGGCAACAAAGCTCGTATTGAAAAAGACGAACAGGAGCTTAAAGAACTCCTTGCCGAGAGAGAAGGAAAAGGGATTCAAACAGAGGAAACTCAAGAATCTCAAACAGCTTCAACTGCAGAAACAAAAGAAAAAGATGGAGTATCAACAGAGGCTATTGGAAAAGAAGAAGAGTCTTTTAAGAAAAGATATGGCGATGTTAGAAGACATCTTGCGACTAAGGAGAAAGAGTTCAACGCTAGAATACAAGAATTAGAAACTCAACTCTCTAAAGCTACTAAAAATGAATTAGTCTTACCTAAATCAGAAGAAGAAATAGCAGAATGGACTAAGAAATATCCTGATGTAGCTGCAATCGTTGAAACTATAGCGGATAAAAAAGCTAGAGATAGGTCTTCCGACTTAGATAAACGACTACAAGAAATAGAAACTCTACGTGAATCAGCTACAAAAGAAAAAGCAGAAGCTGAATTAATGGCTTTGCATCCTGATTTTGCTGATATAAGAGAAGATGATGCGTTCCATGAGTGGGCGGATGAACAGCCTAAATGGGTACAAGATGCTCTATATGAAAATAGTGATGATGCTAAATCTGTATCTAGAGTATTGGATTTATATAAACAAGATAAAGGAATCTCTAAAGATAAAGCTAAGTCTTCTAATAATTTAGAAGCAGCTAAATCAATTAAGAGTACAAAGAATGTGCCTCAAGATGATGAATCAAAATCATATCTTAGAGAGTCGCAAGTAAATAAAATGTCTACAAAAGAATATGAAAAGAATGCTGACTCTATAATGGAAGCTATTCGCAGTGGAAAATTTATTTACGATTTAAGTGGTGCTGCTCGTTAAAAAACAGTTGACAAGCAGAAAGTTACAAGTATAACTAGATACATGTACGCTATAAATAAGCGTATGTGTTTAATAAGTGAAACATAATACCTAAAAAGACTACCTAATATCTTTAAGCCCAATTAAATGACGTAGGCATACTGACTTTATTTGCACCTTAACAGAATTAGCCTCTTATCGGTGAAAGTTTACATCTACTAACTAGAAAACCTATAAGGAGGATTTATTATGGCTTTTCAAACTACGTCAGGTTACGGCAATTTACCTAACGGTAATTTTTCGCCAGTAATCTACTCCAAACAGGTACAGCTTGCATTCCGCAAGTCGACTGTGGTTGGAGATATAACTAACTCTGATTATTTCGGGGAGATTTCTGGACAGGGTGATACTGTCAGGATTATCAAAGAACCTGAAATTTCAGTGAAAGAGTACGCTAGAGGTACTCAAGTGACTGCTCAAGACCTTGATGATGAGGATTTTCAACTTGTTGTCGATAAGGCTAACTACTATGCCTTTAAGATGGACGATATTGAAGAGGCTCATTCTCATGTAAACTTTATGGAGCTTGCAACTAGTAGAGCTGCATATCGTTTAGCTGACCAATACGACCAAGAAGTTCTAGGTTATTTGGCAGGGTATAAACAATCTGCATTAAGTTCTGTTGCAGGTACTGTTAATGACCAAGTTAACGGTAGCAAAGCAGTGTCAACAGCAGGTTCAGATGAACTTCTAACTTCTATGAAACTTCGTAAAGATTCATTTGGAAGTATCACAACATCCTCTGCAGGAGACCATTCTATTCCTGTGGTTAATCTAACAGGTGGAGCTACCTCTGTAGGTACTGCTTCTGTTACGCCTATGGTTGTTGTTAATCGTATGGCTAGGTTGTTAAATCAACAGCAAGTAGATACACAAGACAGGTGGCTAGTAGTAGACCCTGTGTTTATGGAGCTACTTGGTGATGAAAACTCCAAGCTAATGAACGCTGATTTTGGTGGAGCAGGAAAGTTGCAAAACGGTCTTGTTCTTAATAACCTTGCAGGATTCAGACTTTATGTTTCAAGCAATTTACCATCAGTAGGAACTGGTGCAGGTACTTCTGGTACTGCTAACCAAAACTCTAACTTTGGTGTAATTGTTGCAGGACATGGCTCTGCTGTTGCAACGGCTGAACAACTCAGCAAAACTGAAACATACCGTGACCCTGACTCATTTGCAGACATTGTTCGAGGTATGCATTTGTATGGTAGGAAGATACTTCGTCCTGAAGCTGTCGTAACTGCCAAGTATAACGCAGGTTAAGGGAGGATATAAACATGGCTACTTTTGATTTAACAGCTAAATCCACCACTGGCGTTGGTGCTAACTCTATTGCAACCTTACCTTCTAATGCAGGTACGCATACGGTTAGAACAATTCAAGAGTATTTGGATATTGACGCTCTTATAGCAGCAGGTAATAGTATCTCTGATGGAGATGTTTTTCAAATGCTTGAGATTCCTGCAGGAACATTAGTTCTTAATGCAGGTGCTGAAGTAATGAAAGCATTTACTGGAAGTTGTACTTTGGACATGGACTTTGGAGGTGGTGATGACATCATTGATGGTGCTGATATTACCTCTGCAGGATATTGTGCTGCAGGTTCTAATGGGCAAACCAACACAGTTGTAGGTAGTGCTGCTTCAACCTATACTCAATTTATCGGAACTGCCGATACTATTGATTGTACGATTGCAGGTGCTGCCGCAGCCACAGGACGATTACGAGTCTATGCTACAGTTATAGATTGTAACGACCACGGTGCTGTAGACAAAGCTACGGAAGTTGACAGAGACTTACTAGCTTAAACTAAAAATATGAGAGGGCAGGGAAACTTGCCCTCTTATTACAACTAAAGGATAGTAAATGGCTACTACATATATAACTTTATGCAATGATTTATTACGTAGATTAAATGAAGTAACATTTACTGCTTCAGGAGATGGTTTTAGTACAGCTAAAAATATTCAAGCTATAGCTAAAGATGCTATTAATAATTCAATAAGAGAAATTTTACAAGATGGACACCAGTTTCCATTTTTAAAAACTACAACAACACAAACATTAACAGCAGGTACAGGAACTTATGATTTACCTACAGATACAGCTAGTGTAGATTGGGATACATTTTATATTAAGGCGTTAAGCAGTTCTAATAATACTGCTATGCCTTTACCTACAATTTCATTTGATGCCTATATTCAAAATTATAGAAGTATTGAAGATGCAGCAGGAACAGGTGGACGCACTGCTCCCACATTAATTTATCAAACAGCAGAAGAAAAGTTTGGAGTTACTCCGATACCTGATGCTGCATATATAATAGAATACGTATATTATAAATTTCCAGATGACTTATCTGCATTTGACGATACTATGATTATACCTGATAGATTCAAATATATTATAGTAGATGGAGCTATGGTTTACATGATGCGATTTAGGTCTAATGAACAAAGTGCTAATATACATCAACAAAAATTTAAAGAGGGCATAAAAGTTATGAGAAGACTTCTTTTAGATGACCCTTTAGTTATGAGGTCAACTATGATACATAGACCTAGAACATCTAGTAACGTATTGAGTTTGAGTACATCGTAAAATGGCAGATGCAGTATCCACATTTAAAGCAGTCTGCAGAGGTGGATTAAATACTGGTTCAGATGTTTTATCTTTAGGAGAAGAAGCATCTGGTGCAGCTACACAATTAATTAACTATGAACCTAACTTAGAAGGTGGATATAGAAAAATAAATGGCTACTCACATAGTTTTGGCACAGTAACAGGAACAGGTTCTGTATTAGGTGTAACAGTAGCTAACGGAATAAATCAAGGTATATTTGCTTGTAGAAAACCATCGTCAGGTAATAATTATTTACATCATTGGAATTTTTACTATCAGTTTAATGTAGCTTCAGATTCTAATTTAACAGTTGGAGAAACATTAACAGAACGAACAAGTGCAGGAGATGCAAGCACAGCTACAGCCGTAACAGGAACATTAATATCTAAAAGTTCTAATACTATTGTAGTAAATTTTGGTAGATTACCATCTGCAGTATTTACAAATGGTAGTGCAATATCAGACGATAGTTTTTCTACAAATACAACAATAAGTACCGCACCTGCAGTTATAGGTTGGACAGCCGTAAGTACAAGTGGCTCACCTACAATGGTAAGCGTAAGTAAAGTAAGATTTACTGAAATTAATTTTGGTACACCTAAGATAGTTTTAACAGATGGTATTAATCCTGCAGCTACTTATGATGGAAGCACTTATACACAATTAACAGGTGCAACTTACACATCAGGAGGCTCTTCAGTTGTATATAAGCCTAAATTTGCAGAAGAGTTTCAAAGACATTTATTTATAGCAGGAGACCCTGCACAACCAAGCATATTAACATATAGTGCTCCTACAGACGAAACAGATTTTGGTCAAAATGAAATAGATAAAGGAGCAGGTGAAGTTAATGTTGGTTTTGAAATAATAGCCATTAAAAAATTTCGTAATGTATTATATATATTTGGTAAAAACGAAATTAAACGATTTGTAGGAAATAACGACTCAGATTTTGTATTAGAAACAGTTACTTCAAATTTAGGTTGTCTTGCTACAGATAGTGTGATAGAATTAGGTGGCGATTTATTATTTCTTGCACCAGATGGTATAAGACCGATAGGCGGTACAAACAAAATTGGCGATGTTAATCTTGAAACTGTATCTAAAAATATACAACAAACGATTAAGAATTTAATAGCAGATGAAGATTTAGGTACTTTATCTTCTGTAATAATTAGAGCTAAATCACAGTTTAGATACATTTTTTCTTCAACGACATCAAGCGGTTTAATTGGTGCATTACGAGAGTATCAAGGTCAGATGAGTTTTGAATTTGGACAGCTTTCAGGAATATCTTGTATATGTGTAGCTAGTGGATATATAGATACAGAAGAATTTGTTATACATGGAGATACAGCAGGTAAAGTCTTTAGACAAGAATCTGGTAATGCATTTGATACAGGTAATATAGTTAGCATATATAAAACACCTTTTATTTATATGGATAATCCTGAACAAAGAAAAAATTATTATAGTGTGTCTACTTATTTAAGTGCAGAGGGTGAACATACAATTAACTTAGGTGTTAGTTACGATTATGAAAGCACAAATTCTTTAACGCCTAGTAATATAGCAATAGATAATGATAGTCCTGCATCTTTTTATGATAGTGGAACAAACATAGCAATATTTGATACAACGGATATATTTGACGGTAATCCATCACCAGTTGAATCATCTAGTTTTTCAGGGTCAGGTAAATCCGTATCGTTTAAATATGTGACAGACGATACAAAACCTAGTCACAGTGTTCAAGGATATACAGTTACATATGGAACAGGAGATGTAAGATAATGGCAGGTTATGCAAGACAAAGTACAGCAGATATTACAGCGAGTGCCGTAGTTAAAGCTGCACCTATAAACGCTGAATTTAATGAAATATTAGCAGCCTTTGCATTTAGCGGTGGACACAATCACGATGGTACATCTACTGAAGGTGCATATGTAGGACTTATAGCTGATGTAGATGCTCTTAATAAGGTTGTAGTCGATACAAGTAATAATAGAGTTGGAATATTTACAGAGGTAAGTAGCTCTGCAGTAGAACAAATACGCATACAGGATGGTGCTATAGTTCCTGTAACGGACAGTGATATAGATTTAGGTTCGTCAAGTGCAGAGTTTAAGGACTTATACATTGATGGTACAGCACATATAGATACATTAGACATAGATGAAAACGCCACTATAGCAGGTACATTAACCGTAACAGGTGCTACTGCTTTAAGTGGCGTTCTTACTTTTCCTGATGGGTCAGCTTCTGCACCCTCTATAACTAATACAGGAGATACAAACTGTGGACTATTCTTTAGTGCTGCAGATACACTAGCTTTTAGTGCAGCAGGTACAGCACAATTTACTATGGCAGATGGAGCTATTGCTCCTGTAACCGATAATGATGTAGACTTAGGTACATCTTCATTAGAGTTTAAAGATGGATACTTTGACGGTACTCTTCATACAGATGCTATTAACTTAAACGGCACAGCTATAACTTCAACAGCAGCAGAGCTTAATATACTTGATGGTGTAACTTCTACTGCTGCAGAATTAAATATTATGGATGGCGATACATCTGCTACTTCTACTACAGTAGCTGATGCTGACAGAGTTGTAATGAACGATAACGGTACTATGGTGCAAGTAGCCGTTACTGATTTAGCTGCTTACTTTGATGATGAAATTACAGCTATGCCTAATCTTACATCTGTAGGTACACTAACTACACTTACAGTAGACAACGTAATAGTAAATGGTACAACGATAGGTCACACAGATGATACAGACCTTATTACTTTAGCTGATGGAGTTGTTACAGTAGCAGGAGTAGTATCTCTTCCTGACGGTTCTGCGTCTGCACCTTCAATTACAAATACAGGAGACACTAATCAAGGTTTATTTTTTAGTGGTACAGATACAATGGCATTTACTGCAGGTGGAACTGCTCAATTTACTATGGCAGACGGTGCTATTGCACCTGTTACAGATAGTGATGTTGACTTAGGTACATCTTCTTTATACTTTAAGGATGCTTACATTGATACAGTAACTACAACAGGTAATGTAACAATAGGTGGTAATCTAACAGTTACTGGAACACAGACAGTTGTAGATACTGTAACGATGAACGCAGCTAATGCTATTGTGTTTGAGGGTGCTACTGCAGATGACCACGAAACAACACTAACTATTACAGACCCAACTGCAGACAGAACAATTAAACTGCCTAATCAAAGTGGTACATTGCCTGTTCTAGCAGCAGACAGTGACACAGCAATAACCTCTACACCTGCTGAACTAAACTTGTTGGACGGTGTGACAGCAACAACAGCAGAACTAAATATATTAGATGGTGTAACCTCTACAGCCACTGAATTAAATGTTATGGATGGTGACACAAGTGCTTCAAGTGTAACTCTAGCTGACGCAGATAGAATAGTTGTTAATGATGATGGTACAATGAAGCAAGTTGCTTTAACCACTTTAAATACTTACATAGGTTCAAGTACAACAACTGTAGGAGCATTAAATAGTGGTAGTATAACAAGTGGTTTTGGTTCTATAGATAATGGTTCGTCTGCTATAACTACTACAGGCACAATAACATATGGCAGTTTAAGTGACGGTACGATAACGATTACTGCCTTTGTAGATGAAGACGGTATGGATAGCAATAGTGCCACACTTGTACCTACACAACAATCTGTCAAGGCATACGTAGATGACAACAGAAATGTAACTGGTCTTAATGCTACAGGTGCAGAAATAAATACTGTAGCAGATGCTTCAGCTATAAGTATAGACACAAGTACAGCCATAGCTAATAATGACGCTATATTGATGTATGACAATAGTGCTACAGCTATGAAATACTTTGATGTAGACTTATTAGATACGTACTATGCAAGCACTACACAAACATTATCTAATAAAACATTAACTGCTCCTAAAATTGTAGATGGTGGATTTATAGCCGATGCTAACGGTAACGAAATAATAATGTTACAGACTGCATCTTCTGCAGTAAATCAATTAGAAGTAACAAATGCAGCTACAGGCGGTGCTATTGTAGTAGGAGCATCAGGTGACGATAGTAACATAGACATTGATATATCACCTAAAGGTACAGGTGAAGTTAATATAGCTGCAGGTAATTTAAACTATGCAGGTACAGCAGTTACATCTACAGGTGCTGAATTAAACTTATTAGACGGTTCATCTGCAGGTACAATCGTAAATAGTAAAGGAGTAGTGTATGGTTCTAGTGGTGAAGTGAATGCAACAACCTTGCAAATAGCAGGTACATCTATTGCTTCTACTGCAGCAGAACTAAACATAATGGACGGTGACACTGCTGCATCAAGTATTACATTAGCTGATGCAGATAGACTTGTCCTAAACGATGGTGGTACAATGAAACAGATAGCTTTGACCACTTTAAAAACATATTTAACGGCAGCAGGATATGCTACAACAGATGATGCTACTGCACTTGCTATTGCGTTAGGTTAATATAGGAGAAATAAATGGCAAATACATTTAAAGTAATTACAAGAGATGTAGCACCTGCATCATCAGGTACGCCTGAAACTATATACACGGTGCAATCAGGAAGTACAGTAGTAGTGTTAGGATTAACACTCGCTAACGTACATTCTGCCCAAGTTACAGCAAGTGTTACACTTGTAAGTACAACAACACAAACATCACAAACACAGAATACTACAGCCCATCTTATAAAAGATGTACCTATACCTGTGGGGTCTTCCTTAGAAATAATGGCAGGAAATAAAGTTAATTTAAACGTAGGTGACATTATAAAGGTAGATTGTTCTGTAGCTGATAAAGTGTCTGTAATAATGAGCTATATGGAGATAACATAATATGCCCTATGTAGGAAATATGAACACTGTTTTTACGACCCTGACTTCATCTGATGCAAATATTACAGATGACCTGACGGTAACAGATGACGCTAGTGTTGGTGGTGATTTAACGCTTACAGGTTCTTTAAAGAACTCAAGTGGTGATTTAACAGTTGATATTGCAGGTGATATTGTTCTTGATAGTGATGGTGGTGCAATTCGTTTTAAAGATGCAGGTACAGCTATTGGAGTTTTTAGGAACTCAAGCAGCACTCTACAAATTGAAACTGCTGTTAGTGATGCAGATATGAAATTTAATGGTAGTGATGGTGGTTCAGGTATCACAGCCCTAACTCTAGATATGTCAGCAGCAGGTGCAGCTACCTTTAATAACGTAGTAATTACTGGTTCAGCAAGTTTACTTGGAGGAGCAGATAGATATGGTGTTAATGTTAACACAGGGGATTTAGCTTGTAGTAGTAATGCAGCAACTGCTTTATATGTAAACAGAGAGAACGATGATGGCGATTTAGTTCGGCTTTCGCAGGATAGGAATACTGAAGGAAATATTTCTGTTAGTGGAAGCACAGTAAGTTACAATGCCTTTACAGGCAGTCACTGGTCACGTTTATCTGATAATTCTAAACCTACTATTCTTAGAGGTACAGTTTTAGAAACAATAGATGAAATGTGTGACTGGTATCAAGCGGAATACACTATTCCTGCTACTACAAAAAAAGATTTAAATGATAATACTATAATAGATGCACCAGAAACAACAGGTAAAGATTCTATTGCACTTCCTAGTGGTAAAAAGGTTGGAGATACAATTACCCATACTAAAGATGGTGTAGATTATACAGCTAAAATAATTCAAGAAAAAGATATAAAGCACGTTAAGTGTAAAATCTCTGATACAGCCGACAGTAGTTCTGTGTATGGTGTTTTTATGGCTTGGGATAATGACGATGACACAGTGAATGATATGTATGTTAATGCTTTAGGTACTGCTGTTATTAGAATACACAAAGATATAACAGTAGCGAAAGGAGATTTAGTTGTGAGTAATGGAGATGGTACAGCTAAAAAACAATCTGATGATATTATTAGAAGCAAAACCATAGGTAAAGTTTTAGCTAACATTAAGCAAGAAACATACAGCGATGGTTCATATACTGTTCCGTGTGCTTTATATTGCGGTTAAAAAGGAGAGTTAAATGCCATACATAGGTAAATCACCAGAGCTAGGTGTAAGAACACGCTACTATTATACGGTAAGCGCAGGTGCTACGTCTGTTAGTGGCTCAGATGACAATAGTAAATCGTTAACATTTTCAGATGGCGAGTATGTAGATG